TGCATACAATTCTGCCATTGTCATGGTTCTCATTCTCCTTTTCGAACACATTAAATATATGTGATGCGGTCTCCTCCGCTTTTCACCAATAAAAAATGCCCTACGCACCACTGCGCAAGGCATGAAAAAAGACCCTCGGCATTACCCGTTGGGTCTAAATTTCTTTGATTGATTGGATTTCGTTTACAAACAGCTCAACCGAGTACCCCTTTTGCTGTAACGATATGGATGCCGGATCCGGCTCATTATCCGCACTAGACGCACAGGCTACGAGTCTACCCGTAAATAGGCTACCGTCAACATCGGTAACTTCAAAAGTATGAGACTTGGCATTTTCAACAAACCCAAATACTGCGTCTTCAGTCATTTTACCGCTCCTTTCTAGGCACTATGTGAATTCCTTTATTTGAAATATGTACGGTTGCAAGATTAGTCCTGGTCAGCTCTCCCGTTTCTTTATTCACAGTATAGCCAATATGCGGTGATATATCAATAAGCACTTTGTGACTCCAATTTCCGTTTTTTGTCATTTGTATTCCCCCAACATCAATGGCATCCTTTATGGCTTTGATTACATCTTTATTAGGAATTTCATACTCATAATAGCTTTTATTATCTTCGGACTTGTATAGTTTATGCCCTTCTGTGTGCATTCCTTGCCGTGGAACGTATTCACTTATGAAGAAAGGTGAATTAATATAATCCTTAACTCGTTTTATAACATCATCAACCGCTTCTCCATCAAGTCGTTTGCCTAATTTCTCTACGTTTACTTTGCCATTCTTGACATATGCTTTCAAACTTTCAGGGACAGGAACTCGTGCGTTAAATCCATCATGGCTTATTCCTCTTGCTTTTTCAGACCACGACAAGAAACCTTTATTTACCAAATTTCTGCCATGGACACCAAGTAGCCGCTCTTGTTCCCGCTTGGGAAGTGTATCGATGTACGCCTTTCCACCTTTATCAACATTATCCTTTTGCTTACTCATATCAATCATGCCGTCAACAATCGGCTTGATTCTACATAAGCAGTGAGGATGTGCGGGGAGCTTCGGGAATTTATCCTTCGGGAATATACCCTTGCCAAGTCCGTACAGGTCAGCATGTGCGTATACGTCACAAATATCGCACTTCGGATGTCTATCGGATAGTTTCCACTGAAACGCCACAATATCCGGGTCATCAAGGTACTTAGCCATGACTCCATCAGCATAGGCTCTCGCTCGTTCCGTACGTGCAATCCGTTCTGCGGTATACCTGGTCTTTTCTTGTACTGCGGTATCAATAGCCTTGCTTACATTTTGCTTTGCCCCATTTTCAATGGCATCCATAACTTCACTATACGCCGCTCTTAGCCCCGGCGTTGTGCCTTGCTCAATAAGCTTTCGTGCGTGACGTATTGCAGCCTTCCATTCAGCGACCGCTTCTTCGTCGAGCCAATCAGGAACAGGTAAGTCCTTTACCTCTTGAATGAATTCGGGTATATCTTGCTCAGGAATAATGCCGCCTTTGCCGTATCCGTCGAATAGCTTCTTTGCTGTCTTGGCTGCCGACTCACCTTCCTTAATAGCCTTACCGATGACCTCGGTCGATTCGGCCTGGACCTTCCTGCTGTTCTTATACATGCGTTCAGAAAGGGTTACGCCATCGTCTGTCCATGATTTCTTCATGGCTGTTGATATGGCTTCATGCTCAAACTTGGCCGCTACTTGTTTCTTCCCGTACCCTTTAGCAAAATCACCGACAAGGTCATCGAGCAAGTCCTTATACAGGTGACGCATAACCGGATAACGGTGATACGCAACTTTTACGGCTTCTTTAGGCTCCATACCGGCCAAGATTAACGCCCGAAGGACTCGCTCAAAGCCGTCTAAATTATTCTCCAGGTTGTTTTGCGTTCTGTCCTTCGGCATTTACATCACCCTTATCACCCGTCATCGGCTCAAATCGTCGCTTCATTAAATCCCTATCCCGTTCAGCCTCATCAAAGCCTTCTTCTATCTCATTCACGATGTCATCATACGTGTCAGGCTCAATATTCGGCATATACGCTTCCAGGACTTTCTTACTTACTTCAGCGGAGAACGTATCGGATCTAAACCCAAGGTCAAGCGCCTGTTGTGCCTGAGACAGCGATTCGGTAACGTCGTTAATTTGAAAATCTCGAGGATATTCAACTTCATAACCGACGTTTTCCTTCGCCCACAATTCGTACAGTCCAATGATATCCTTTTCGGCTTCCTCACACTGAACGGAGAAGTCCGCCAGGCGTTGGTTGGTTCGTTCGAAATCCCACTGCTTAGCGACACCACTCTTTGACTGCTCTACGCCGACTACTGAATCAATGCCGCTCATGCGATACATTTCCTTAATGAGTCGGTCAATTTGTGCCATCAGCACTTCGGCCGGTCCCTTATCCGGTGCAATGAATGCCGGTGCGTGAGACGACTCTTGCGGATACAGCAGCATGTTATTTGTCCCGAGCGTTACGTCGGGAGCGCTGCCGTCTGCAGGCATCGTCAATACGGAGAACGTCTGATTGTTCAATATTTGCGTCAAAAGGCTGCACAGATGATACATATGGTAGTTTGTCTGTGCAATACTCAAAAACTCGGCAGGCGGTAAAATGTCCGTCTTTTTGGAGCTTCTACCGAACCACTGAACAACAGGAATGCGGCCAATGTTATGTGTGCCGTCCTTAATTTGGTTTCCGTTTTCGTCTAAAACCTGCCAATTCGTCGGAGTCCATATGTAATATCGTGTTTGTTTCTTTCGGTCAGCGTCGTAAATAACGTCCTTGTATGCAAACTTGATTAATATTCCCTTCTCATCAAACTGCCAGTCCGTAATGTGATGCGGCTCAACAGCAGTCAAATACGGTAAAGCTCGATTCTTGACGTTATCAGCCACCGATTCGCCGAACTCCACAACGTTGTTCACGATGATATACATAACGCCGTACAGCTTGGCTAAGGTTGCTTGCTGACGTATATATTCCTGTAAGCTCGTGCCTTTGCGGTCTACGTCTTCCAAGAACACCTTGAACTTCTCCGTGT